AGTTCAGGAGCAGAACGCTGGACTCATAATCCAGAGGTCGATGGTGCAATTCCATCCTTCGCAACCATGCTTGACTTTTTCATCTCATTAATGTATAATTACTATTCGATGCGGGTGAAGTGTTTTTGGTTACACGTCTGCCTTCCAAGCAGAAATAGACGAGTTCAACTCTCGCCTCCCGCTCCATCTAAAATTATGAGGTCCTTATGAAAATTCTAGCGTTTAAATTAATTACAGGTGAAGAAGTTCTTGCCGAAATCGAAACTGAATCCGAAACCGAATTTGTTCTTGTTAATCCAGTTGGCATTGCTGTTGTCCGTGATTCAAAAACTGGACAACCACAAGTTGGCTTCGCACCTTTTCCTATCCATGCTGAACAAAAAAGTGGATCTACCATTGTATTATCTAAGAAAATTGTGGTATATAATTATGTACCAGCCGAAGATTTTATCACCAATTACAATTCTATCTTTGGAACAGGATTGATTGTTCCCCCTAAAAAACAAATCATCACCGGTTAATGGGCTTCTATACATCAGTCCAGTGCCTTGGTAATAATATTCTTTACCGAGGCGTAATAGATGGCAAGAGGGTTAAGGCAAGAATAAATTATTCACCTTCTCTCTTTGTGCCATCTAAGAATGTAACCAACTTTACTTCACTCGATGGTATATACCTAGACCGGAAAGTCTTTGGTGACATCAGTGAAGCCCGTGATTACATCAAGCAATTTAAAGATGTTGATAATTCCCATAAGATATATGGAAATAACAGGTTTGAATATGCTTATATTGCTGATCAACATCAAGGTATGGTAGAATGGGACCAAGATAAGATTTTGATTGGTGTAATTGATATTGAGGTTAGTTCGGAAAATGGATTTCCAAATCCTTATGATGCTAATGAGCCCATCACAGCAATTACTATTACATATCTCAATGGCGATACTTATGCTTTTGGATGCGGTGATTACCAAGTTCAGAATAAAGAATTATATGTAAAGTGTAAAGATGAATATACTTTGTGTAAAAAATTCATGGAACTATGGAAAGCCAAGTGTCCTGATATTCTTACTGGATGGAATACAAAATTCTTTGATGTTCCTTATATCATAAACCGATTTAAAAAAATTCTAGGTGAAGATGAAGCAAAAAAATTATCTCCTTGGGGTCATATTTCCGAACGCCAAGCATTTGTATCTGGTAGACAGTTACTAGCATATGATATTCTAGGTGTATCATCACTTGATTATATTGAACTATACAAATGGTATGCTCCATCAGGTAAATCACAAGAATCATATAAGTTAAATTCTATTGCCAATGTTGAACTCGGTGAAAGTAAATTATCGTTTGAAGAATATGATACACTGAATGAATTATATCGATTGAACTTTCAAAAATTTTTGGAATATAACATAAAAGATGTGGAACTCATTATAAAATTGGAAGATAAGTTGAAGTTATTGGAATTAGCAATTACTTTAGCCTATGATACTAAATCTAATTATGATGATGTATTTGCTCAAACTAGAATGTGGGATGCATTAACATACTCTTATCTGTTAGAACGAAATATCATTGTACCACCTAAGATCACTAAAGATAAAGATGCTTCTTTTGAAGGTGCATATGTTAAAAGTCCTCAAGTAGGTAAACATGATTGGGTTGCTTCTTTCGATTTGGATTCTCTCTATCCTCATCTCCTGATGCAGTACAATGTAAGTCCAGAAACATTAATCCAACCAGAAAATTATACGCAAGAAATGCTTGATATTCTTTCTTCTGGAATTTCTGTTGATAAGATGTTAAAAAAAGAAGTTGATACCTCCAAATTAGTAAATGCAACAATCACACCTAACGGCCAATTTTTTAGAACAGATCATCAAGGATTTCTGCCCAAGATGATGGAAGAGATGTACCAAGATCGGAAGAAATTTAAGAATTTAATGCTTCAAGCAAAACAAGATTATGAAAATGTTTTAACGGAACTTGAAAAAAGAGGATTGTAAAAGTTACCGATAATAAAATTAAAAAATAAAGGTGAATGTTTTGAAATTATTAAAAGATATGTCTGATTCAGAATTGATTGATTATAAACATGAACTGGAAAGGAGAGTTGCGAAATATGATAATTTGCAACTTGCGAAAAAGGTGTCACTTTAACTCCGCTTACGGCGCACTTGGCTCCCCATATTTTAGATTCTATGATTTAAGAATGGCACTTGCTGTTACATTGTCTGGTCAGTTCTCTATTCGTTGGATTGAGGCTAAGATTAATGAATACATGAATAAGTTATTAGGAACTGATGCAGATTATGTTATTGCTTCGGACACAGATTCAATTTATTTAAGACTTGGTGATTTAGTTAAGAAAATTTATAGTGATGATGTTTCTGTTATAATGAATCCTAATAAAATAATCGAATTCATGGACAAAGTGTGTGAAGATAAAATTAAACCATATATCGATAAATCATTTCAAGAATTGGCTGACTATGTTCATGCTTATGACCAGAAGATGCGGATGAAACGAGAAGCATTGGCAGACAAAGGTATCTGGACTGCTAAGAAGCGTTATATTCTTAATGTGTACAACAATGAGGGTATTACATATAACGAACCACACATGAAAGTAATGGGTTTGGAAATGATCAAATCTTCTACTCCTCAAGCAATTCGAGTTAAGATGTCGGAAGCTATTAAGTTAATGTTATCTGGAACTGAAGATGATATACATAAGTTTATTGTTGATTTTAAAGAAGAATTTAGTAAGTTGCCCGCGGAAGAGATTTCTTCACCTCGAGGACTCAACGGATTGAATAAATACTCTGATGCTGCTACCCTATTTAAGTTGGGAACACCAATTCATGTTAGGGGTGCTATACTTTACAATCAATTTTTAAAAGACAATAAACTCACTAAAAAATATCCACTCATACAAGAAGGCGAGAAAATCAAGTTTACTTACTTGAAGATGCCCAATCATTTGAAAAATAATGTAATATCATATCCATCTCGTCTACCAAAAGAATTTAAATTACAAGAATATATTGACTATGATATGCAGTTCTCTAAAGCGTTCATAGATCCTATTAAGATAATTTTAGATTGTATGGGATGGAAAATAGAAAAGATGAGTACACTGGATACATTTTTTGGATGATAACACAAACATATATTTACAAATTATTGGATAACAAAAATGATATTTAATATTTTTGTTTTTTTTGTTGCTATATTATTATCTTCTGTTAGTGCCTTTTATTCTGTAATAGGATTAACTGCTATATTTTCTGGTTCTTTTTGGCCAATTATTATTATGGGATCCACTCTAGAATTGGCTAAATTGACGGCAGCGTCTTGGCTGTATCGGAATTGGAAAATTACACCCATAATACTCAAAACATATTTTATTATTTCAATTACATTATTAATGTCGATAACATCTTTAGGAATTTTTGGCGGACTTTCAAAAGCACACATAGATTCCACCTTAGATTATGGTGCAAATAGTATTGAAGTTAAGTCATTAACACAACAAGAGAAAATGATCCAGAATCGCTTGGATTATCTCTTGGCTCGTGCAAAAGATCCTGCAATAGCATCTGATAAATTAGATAGACAAATACAAACTACACAAAAAGAATTAAATGATATTAGTAAAAAGAAGTTACCGTTATTAAAAGAAGAAAATAAACTTACCGTTGATGTTGGTCCGATTAAGTATGTTGCACAATTAATCTATGGTGATGTTGATGATGGTATAGATAAAGCAGTTAGACTGGTAATCATGTTAATTATGGTTGTATTTGACCCCTTGGCTGTGTTACTATTAATATCTGCGAATATATCGTTAAGGCAACATGAAAATGAATCTGAAAAAATATCGAATATTAAAAAAAATCTCATTAATAATGATGATATAGTAACAAATAGTAAGATTGACGAACCAATAGTTTTGGAAAAATCTGAATCTGTACAAATCAATAAAAATGATATAGCAACAATGCCAGAAGGTGATTTACCGAAAGAGATAAAGAAAAGAATAATTTCTCACGGCCCAGGAATATACAGTGAAGAAATCATTACCCTTGATGATTTAATGAAAAAATAAAAAGGTAATTTATGAGCATACTTGATAAGATTAAAAAGAACACAACGATTAAAGATTCTGCTATTCTGTCGCAATCAAAATTCTTTACCGAAAAGGATATGATTCAGACTTCAATTCCTATATTAAATGTGGCATTATCTGGTCGATTCGATGGCGGTTTAACACCCGGTTTAACAATGTTTGCAGGTCCGTCAAAACATTTTAAGACAGCATTTTCATTAATGATGGCAAAAGCATATTTGGACAAGTATGATGATGCCGCTTTGTTATTCTATGATACTGAATTTGGTTCACCGCAATCATATTTTGATTCATTTGGTATTGATACTGATCGTGTTCTTCATACACCTATTACCGATATTGAGCAATTGAAGTTTGATATTATGAAACAACTCCAAGATTTGGCTCGCGGAGAACATTTAATTATTATTGTTGATTCGATCGGTAATCTGGCATCAAAAAAAGAAGTAGATGATGCACTTGATCAAAAGTCTGTTGGTGATATGTCCAGAGCAAAACAAATCAAATCATTGTTTAGAATGGTTACTCCACATTTAAATCTCAAAGATATTCCAATGGTTGTAGTAAATCATGTTTACATGGAAATAGGTATGTTTCCTAAAGCCATCGTTGGAGGCGGTTGTGTTGTTGAGGGCACCAAGATTCAAACACCTGATGGATTGACTGAAATTCAGAACTTCAGGATCGGCGACCAAGTTGTCCATAAATCTGGCCAAATTGAGGTTAGACATACATGGAATCCAGAAACACTCTACCATGGTTATCCTGAATGTTTTGAGGTTGAATTTGAAGATGGATACAAAGTTGTATGTTCAGATACACACAAATTTTTTATCGGTGATATATGGATAGAGGCAAAGGATTTAGTTTCTGGTATGGATGCGAAAATCGTATCTGTAGGACCGAGAAATTGAATTTTGATAGTAACTTGTGGAAAAATCCAGCATCAATAAGCCAACGCAGGGATATTTGTGTTCATTGTGGTAAAGAGAGTGTTGCTGGCAATATCAGTCGTTGGCATAATGATAATTGCAAACAAAATAAAGGTGAAACTAAATGAAAATAGTTAGTGTAAAAACGGTAGGTAGTAAACCCGTGTATGATATTTCTATTAAATCTGATGATTATGATGAACAATATTATGTGCTGGAAAATGGAGTAATGAGCCATAACTCAGGAAGTTATTATTCCGCAGATAATATTTTCATTATTGGTAGGCAACAAGAAAAAGAGGGAACAGAAATTGTCGGCTATAATTTTATTATTAATATTGAAAAGAGTAGGTATGTTCGTGAGAAATCCAAAATACCTGTTACCGTATCTTTTGATGGTGGTATTAGCAGGTGGTCTGGTTTACTTGACCTCGCTCTAGAGTCCGGACATGTTATTAAACCTACTAATGGATGGTACTCAAAAGTAGATAAAGAAACTGGTGAGATTGAAAATAAGAAATATCGGATTAAAGATACTGATACAAAAGAATTCTGGACTCCAATTCTAAATCAAGAATCTTTTACCAAGTTCGTTTCAGATAAGTATTCCGTATCAACAGAAAATATTATGGGGGTGCATGATGATTGAGGGCGAGCATTATTGTTACATCTATCCTAAAGATAGTAACAAGTCAGTAGATATTAAACTCTTAGAAGGACCATATAAAGATACCACATTCAGATATGGTAAGGTAAAGTTTGAAGAAAAAAATGAACAGTGTTATTTACTATTCAATTATGATGTGATACAATCCTCTGTAGATAAACCAAAAAAGTTAGAAAAAAACGAAGATTTTAAAAACTATATTGGTAATTTATTAGTGGAAATTATGAGTTCAAATATAGAACAGGATATTGATGATGAAACTAGAGCAGACCATATTGAAGAATCTGATTTACAACGAGGATTATCTTAGAAAAGTATTACCATTTATAAAAACGGATTACTTTACCGAAAGGCATGAGAAAACACTATTTAATGAAATACAATCCTTCACGAATACTTACAATTCAACACCCACGATTGAGGCGCTTAGTATTGCCGTCAAAGAAAAAAATAATCTTACAAATGACGAAGTACAGAAATGTGAAACTTATTTACAAGAAATTGAATCTAATAAAGAAACAAGTTCCGAGATTCAATGGCTTATTGACAAAACCGAAAGATTCTGCCAAGAGAAAGCGATTTATAATGCAGTATTGGGGTCTATTTCAATACTGGACGGTAAGGACAAAGACCATGAGAAAGGTGCGATTCCCAAAATATTATCGGACGCTTTATCTGTAAGTTTTGATAATTCTGTGGGACATGATTATCTCCAGGATTCTGATAGTCGATATGAATTCTATCATCGGAAAGAAGAAAAGATTCCTTTTGATTTGGAATACTTTAATAAGATCACTAAAGGTGGCCTTCCCAATAAAACACTTAATATCGCTTTGGCTGGTTGTGTTCATCCAGAAACTAAAGTTAAAATTAGGTATTGGAAACATACTGCCAGTTTGAGGTATTAAAATGAGTTTATTTGAAGAAAAAGTTGTAAATATTTCTGAAATAGAAGTATTATTAAATAATGGTTATTCTGTTGAAGTTGAATCTCCGGACGGATTTGTTCCCGTATCAGCATTTGTTGATAAAGGAGACTGGCCAGAATACGTTCTAAGTACATCTAGCGGAAAAACAGTTAGGTGTAACTCTGACCATTTATTTGAAACCCCTTTCGGATGGAAAAAATCCGCAGCAATGGTGAATATATCTGACGCAAAGGTGCTGACTGCTGATGGATGGGAAGAGTGTTCCGTTATAAAAACGGAAAATAAAATTCCTATTGTTGATATACAGGTAGAGCATAAGAACCATAGATATTATACCGAAGGAGTTTCTTCACATAATACTGGTGTAGGAAAATCCTTGTTTATGTGCCATGTTGCTGCTGGTGCTATGGTACAAGGAAGAAATGTTTTATATATAACACTCGAAATGGCAGAAGAAAAGATTGCTGAGAGAATTGATGCAAATCTACTTAATGTTACTATAGATGATTTACTGGAACTTCCTAAGGATATGTATGATAAGAAGGTCACGAGGGTTCGTGAAAAGACTACGGGTAAACTTATTATTAAAGAGTATCCTACGGCATCTGCATCGGCTACTCATTTTAGGACTCTACTTAACGAACTTAACCTTAAGCGTAATTTTATCCCAGATATTATCTTTATTGATTATCTTAATATTTGTTGTTCTTCACGTGTTAAAGCTGGTGCTAATGTTAATTCCTATACCTATGTTAAAGCAATTGCTGAAGAACTTAGAGGATTGGCTGTTGAACATAATGTGCCTATTGTTAGTGCCACTCAAACAACGAGAAGTGGATTTACATCATCGGATCCTGGCCTGGAAGATACGAGTGAATCGTTCGGACTTCCCGCCACCGCAGACTTGATGTTTGCTCTAATAAACTCGGAAGAACTTGAAGAACTAGGGCAAATGATGGTAAAACAGTTGAAAAATAGGTATTCTGATCCAACACATTTTAAACGATTTACGATTGGTGTGGATAGGTCCAAGATGCGATTATATGATGTAGAGCAGTCTGCTCAAACAGGTATTGCTGATGCTGGTCATCAAGGCCTTGGTGCTCACAATAAAATTAAACAAGAGAAAAAATCTTTTGATGGTTTTAAAATATGATATTAATTCAACGATTGATAACGCTAAAAAGTTGACAGAAAAGAAAAGATATTATACATCAGATTTTGGGTATAATAACTCCGTTGATTATATAAATTGTAAAACCGATAACTTGATTCCTGGTGCTAATTACGAGAAACATGAATTAAGTAATATCATTGAATGGTGGCGGAGTAAAGCTATAAATAGATACGAAACTCTCAAATCTGAGGGTAGATTAAGGACAGAATTAGAAATCTGGACTTCAGGTAAAGACATTCAAATTATTAGGTAAATATTATGATAGAAATTGTTAAAAAAATAATTGATTATGAATTTGAAAAAGCTCAAATCTTATCCGAAAAAGAAAAACTTAAATTAATTAAAGAACTATTAAAATTTAAATATAGAAAAGTACCTTTAATTGAAATTGAATTAATGGTAGAAGAATTGGATTTATAAATGGCACTCGTTGATTTTGATAAACTTGCAAAGCAGTATGAAAACACCGATGATTTTGGTTTCTCTGCCGTATCAGAAGAAGAATATAATTCTGTAATCAATAAATCTACTGCTAGTGTAGAAGATTATAAAGAACGGTTACAAGAATTGGAAAAAATAATTATTCCTTTTCTCACTAAGTTACATTCGACCGGAGATAAAGAATATATATACTGGCCAAATAGAAAAAATCTTATTGAAAAACAAATTGAGAAAATACTGAAACTAACAAGAGATTGATTATGAACGCTACAGTTATTATACCAACTACAGGTGCTCCTGAAGTTCGAAATGCAATTGAATCTGTTTTAAAACAAACACACAATGCCCGATGTTATGTTGTAGTGGATGGCCAAGAAAATTTTGATAAGACAGCAGAAATACTCAAAGAATTTAAAAACAATCAACATATAGACATCTGTTTTCTACCTCAGAATGTAGGTAAGAACGGTTTTTATGGTCACCGCGTATATGCTTCCTTCACTCATCTAATCAACACCGACTTTGTTTTATACTTAGATCAAGATAATTGGTTTGAGTCTAATCATGTGCAATCATGTATTGATAAGATTACAAATAATAAGATAGAATGGTGTTATTCTCTCAGAAAAATATGTGATAAGAATGGAAACTTTCTTTGTAATGATGATTGTGAGTCGTTGGGTAAATGGCAATGTTTTCAGAATTATAATCATGTAGATACCAATACATACTGTATTCCCACACAGATTGCTATTAAATTAGCATCAACATGGCATGGAGGATGGGGTCAGGACAGGGTATTTTTACAAACAATATCACACCACTTCCCGAAATTCTATTGTACGGGTGAATATACA